CCGTACCTGTCCAGCGCCACAAGCACGGACGCGAGGTTGCTCTCGTTCACTTTGCCCTTTGCGGCAGCGCGAACGTTCTGAGCGGTGATGGCGCTCATTGAAGGCTCCTGATTGTCGTTGGGGAATATTCGGCGGCTGGTTTGCGGGGGCCGGCAGTGTTACGGCTTAAACTGACATTGGTGGTCTTGCCCCACGCAGGCGGCCGGGAGGCTCGTCACCGGCATCAGCCCTTGACGGGCCTCGCCATTGATCCCACATCAATGGAAATGGGGGCTGGACTTGGGCTTGGACATAAACGACAGCGAAACGGAAAGCGCCGGCGGGATCGAGCCGGCTTCTGACCTCTCAGAAATCGCGGCACAGTGCGCCGCTTCGAATCTTCTTGACTTTGCGGCGCAGCTTGCTGGCCTCGCCGAGGACCTCAAAGCTCTAGCGGCTAGGCCGATCGAGCCCATGTCGACATTGGCCGAGCCCGACGATGAGCCTGAATCAGGCTCCTCCGGCATCACTTTGAAGATCGAACCATCAAGACAGTAACGTGGCAACAAGGGCCGCTACAAACACGACTGCTGCGAGAGCTGCAGTCCATTCTAAAATGTCGAGAGGGATCGCCGCGCCGGGAGGCACGGTTTTGTCCATCTGATTTCCCTGCTTGCTTGCAAAGACCTCGCCCTCGAGGCGATAGAAAACCCTCACCTGAGAGGGTCGGAATGCTTCACGGAACTTTTTCCTAGGAACTCCGTTCGGCATCTTCGAAAAAGCTTCGGCGACTGCGTCAGAGAGAACCGCGATGAACGAATATAACGGGAGCAGCAGCCATCCCGACGAAGATGACATGCTGCGGGAGCAGATGAACTCTGGGATCCCCCTAATCAGGGCCGGCCGAGCACGCCTCCGGCTCGCTCTGCCCCGGCATCGCGACGTAATCCTGAGTACCCGAACGCCGGCTTTCCAAAGCCTTTGCAGAACCTACGAGGTCACTGCATTGATGGTGGACAAGCTCCGCAAAGAAGTCCCGTGCCGCGAGGAGCTGTTGGCGGAATATGAGCAAATCCGCCGCGGCATTGAGGATGATGCGGCCGCGATGCTGGACGGAGAGAAGAGCGATCGGTGGTGTTAAGACGGCCACTCAAACGTCGGCAGCTCGGCCATGAACTCCTCAACGCTCGGCTGCGCACGCTCGCCGGCCAGCACCTTCATCAGCTCGGCAGTGGAATAGGTCCACACTGCCGATCGCCAGGCGAACAGCGCCTCGCCCTCTGCCGCGAACTGCGGGTTCGGATCGCCGCGATAGGTGATGGCGGTCGGGATGCCGTCATATTGCCGCTCACGCGCCTTGGCATCGAGATGCCCTTGGATGGCGGCAGAGTATTGCGCCTGGAGCGCGGCGCGCGCTTCCGCCGCCTTCTGCTCGGCCGTGATCACTTTCGATGGATCAACCGTCCACATTGGCGGGCTCCTCTTCAGGGTCGATGACGTCGGTGAGTGGCGCCGGGGTCGGATCGGCCGGCAACGCAACAACGCCATCGGGCGCACCGACAATCGGTTGCGGAAACGCCACGGCCTCAGAAGGGCTCGGGCCGTGCGGCAGGATGAGCGTCAGGTGAAGCTCGCCGGCGATCCGTTCGACGGAGCCGACAAGCCATTCACAAGGAACCTCACCGGCCGGTATCGTCGCACCATCCGGCAGCGCTGAGAAGTCGAATGCCACACTGTTGATTGTGAGGGCGTCGCCAGCCTTTGTGACCTCCAGGAGGTCATCGCGGCGCTGGGGAGAGAGATTAATTTTCATCAGAACCACCTTCCGAAAGCTGACCATTCATAGGGAACATCGTTTGCGGTCGAGCCTGACACGCCCATCCTGACAGCGGCATTGGCACCGTTCTTCGAATAGGCGCCAAGCACCGTGAAGCCGCGGAAGGTTGGGAAGACCGTTACCGAGTAGCTTGTATTGGAGAACGTCGCCGGGAAGCTGATTAGCGCGTTGCCGGTGACCGAGGCTCCAGAGGTAGAGCCAAAGTGGTTGTTGAGGTTGGTCGAAACGTTAATCGTTCCCGTTCCCCAACAGATTTGCGTGCCGTCCGCAAAACGCACGTACTCGCCGTTGGCGTTGCTGCCGCGCTCGATGATTGCTCCTGTCGGAATCCCAGATGCTTGCCCGACAAGGCCGACCACTTCGCGCGGGATGACGTTCCAGGGTTGCCACGTGGCGCCGGTGGCATCGGTTGAGTATCGCCACCAGACGCCTCGCGATGAATGATAGAGGGTTTGATACATGAGATTGTTGGCGTTTCGGCCATGCATAACCAGGATCGCGGTCCATATGTTGGACGGGCCATAAGCTGCCGGGCCGTTAGACCAGGTGCCCGCGATCGAATACACCCCTGGCACCATAATCGTGTTGAAATCGCCATCGGAGAGGCCAACGCCCGCGCCAGTCGGGCTAGGTGGCGTTCCGCCGAAGACCGGGCCGAGCTTGCCGAGCAAGCCGACCATGTCCGCTGCCGAAATGATGTCTCGTCCCTTCGCCTTGATGTCGGCCAGGACAGCAGCCGCCGCACCATTGAAGTAGGCGATCTTGTCAGCTGCCGGCGTTAGCCCCGCCAAAGCCGCGAGCGCAGCATTGTCGAGCCGCTGAATGTAGGTCGAGAGTGCCTGGGCATTGACGGTCTGCTGCTGCAGATAGGCCGTGTCGCGGACAATCCAGTAGCCCTGCCCGGCCGCCGTCGTGCCACGCCAGGGCTTGGCAAGGGTGATCTGGGTGTTGCTGTCGACCGAGAGGATCGGGACCGGGTTGCCGTTGCTGCTGTCGAGCCCGAAGAGCCCGCCGGCGATCAACGCCGTCGCCCAGGCGGTCCCGGAGCCGGTGACAACGGCGCTGCCGGCGGTCACGGATACCGTGCCCGTTACATAGGGTATTGTCATGTCAGGAGTTCCTAAGCTGGAATGCCGAGAATGTAGTAGCGGATGCCGAGCACGTTATCGGCGCCTTCCGTGCGCCACGTGCCGGGATCGTCTGCATCGTTATAGTAGTCACCGGGCTGCCCGCGATTGGTGACAAACGTGGCGCTTGTCTGGGTGAGCCGGCAATGCGAGCTATCCCCGCACTCAAAATTGCTGTTGGTCGAGTAGACACGCTGGCGCACTGATGGAAGCTTGATAGCTTCTTGCCAGCTTCCAAAGTTCTGTTCTGAGCCGCCACCGTGCTTGGTCATATATTTGACCATCGGAAACATTCCGGTTGCGTCGAAATTGACCACCGTTTCGAGCGGGCTTCCTACCGCTACGTTGAAGTAACCTTCCGCGATGATCTGAACGCACGGCCACCGTGTATCTATGACGATATCGGCCCATGACGGCGGGTCGGCTGAACCGGGACGCAAGAACTGCACGACGTCCTGACCGCCCTCAGTGAACTCCCGAAGCACGCGGTTGCTGCCGCTTGTCGGACTATCCCCCGCGTCAAGGTAAAGCATGAAGCGAGCGCGCATGGCATCGGATGCGTTAAAGTAGATACGCGAACCGCTAAACCAGTAGTCCGCACCCAGGCCGTTACTCATGTTCGGTGTCCACGGATAGTAAATCGTTGATCCCGTGTAGAAGTGAACGTCGAGAGCGATGGTGTTGGGCAAGGTCATGCCCGTTTCATAAAACGACTCTCCCGCAGGGATCGCGATGTCTGCAGCCGCGATAACCTTGACTGGAACGCGTCGGCTATCGAAGGCGACTTGCCACTCGGTCGCGGTTTCTGCGTTGTAGCCCGGCTTAGCAATCACCATTGCGTCCGAACGGATGATGATGTTCTTTGCGCCGTTCGGTGCCAATGCGGGAGCTTCAAGTGAAGGATCCTCATTGCCGGGAAGGTTCCAGACAATCAGCCGTTTGTCTCTCGACTGAAAGCGGTTGTAAGCGTCGTCAAGTGTGGACGTTGTGATGTGAGCAAACGTCCCGTAGGGAAAAGATCCATACTGGCTGACAACGCCGCTGAAGTCCTTCACCCAAGGCTCTTGAGCCCAGTTGCCCATGAAGAAATAGCCGCCCTGATCGTTGTAGTATTTGCCCGAATAGCGGCGCTGGATGCGCTGTTGATTGAACCGTCCCGTGTTCGTACGCGTGGCCTTCATGTCGAATAGCGGCATATTGTATTTCATCTTCGGGAACGCGGAGTTCCTGAAGAACCACCACGCTTCACCGCCGCCTTGACCAAGCGCCTTTTGATAGTTGCTCGAATTCGAGCCCGCGGGGAAATACTGGTATGTACTCCCACTGAAGCCCGAATTGATAACCTCGATGTGAGCGATCGAGGCGTTCAGAGCGTATTTTGAGTTGTAGAGGAACTTCGACCGCTGGCTATCCGGCGTGGTGCGCGGGTCGTCAGCATCATTTTTCATGATTTTGACGCACCCTGCACCCGTACTGTCGCGGCCTATCATTGTCCGGGTCATCAGCTAAATATCTCGATTGTGCCGTTGTTGAGATCGATCTTCATTTTGCCGTTCAGCGACTGAAGGAGACCGGCATTGACCGTGCCGATATTGGCAATTGCCAGCTTCAGTTCGCCGTTCTCGAAGACCATCGGGTAATGGCGGCTGTTGCCGGAGGTGACGAGGAACTGATCCGCCTGGACGGCCATGCGCGATTTCTGCACGCCGCCCTCGGTGTAAAGCTCGACATAGAAGCCCGACACCTTGAAGCTCTGGCTGGTGCCGGCCCGAAGCAACACCGAGAAACGGGCATCGACGCCGGACGGCGCCGCGACCGCTTCGAACTTGACCAGCCCCTGTGCGAACCGGCCATTGAAGTCGGCGCTCACGCCGCTGATGCTGGTCGCAAGCGCGCTGTCGCCATCGGCACGCGCGGTCTCCTCCTGGATGATACGCGCCAGATTGCCGTCCACCTCGGCGTCGAGCGTGGTGATCGAGCTGGCAAGAGCGCTGTCTGCCGTCGCCCGCACGGTCTCTTCGTTGATCAGCCGCGCGTTGGCCGTTCCGAGACTCGCCTGCAGATATGTCAGCAGCTGCGCCGTCGCCTCGTTCTCGGAGACGCGCACCCGGCGCTCCTCGGTGATTTGCGCCAACGCGTCACCTATCGAGGCAACGATCTGCTGACGTTCAATCTGTCCGACAGCACCTTCGAGGGAGAACGCGTCCAGCAGCTCGACGAGGCGCGGACGGAAGAATTCGTCCATCTCCTGCTGCAGTTCCTTGAAGCGGTTCAGCGCATCGTCCTGCAGCTGCTGCAGCCCGGTGAGCAGCGTCTGCAAGCCGGTCGGCTGCGCCGTCGTCATCCAGTTCGTGAAGGTGCGCAGCCGGTCGGGAACCGTCGTGATCGTCGCCCGGGCATTATAGACCTTACCGGAGACGACGTTCTTCGTGGTGCGGAACAGACCGTCCTCGGGCGACATGCACTGATCCTCGAAAAGTTCGGTTGTGCCCTCAATCTGATAGACGAAACGCACGGCCGTAATCGTCGGATCGTCCGGCGGGGTCCAGGTGAAGACGAGTGCCGGCGTGTCATAGCCCTGCGCGCCGTTGATCATGCCGACGGCAACATTGAAGTTCTGCACCGTCGACAGCAGCGACGGGTTGATCGGCGGCGTCGGC